GTAGCGAGGCGTGAGTTTGTTCCAGAGGTCCCGTTCAAATTGTATGAGTCTAAAAAGATTGACGATCTTCCTCATGCACCTCTGGATCAATTGGGTCCGGTCCTCTCTCAACAAGTACCGGTCGTCACTGGAAACGATTTTGATTCGCTGCTTGCAGCTTTCAACAAGCGTTGTAATTTCTCCAGTGACGCAAGAGTTGCACCAGAAATTACCAAGTCGGCCCGAAATTTGGCCGACCTCGTCTTCCCGCAAGTACAGCCTTATGCGTGGACCCTCGAAATTTATTTCGATTGGGTTGTCAAGTTTGACCTCGATAAGAGGGAACGCATGGCTCGCGCCTTATTAAACTTGCATGACGTGGACTTCCGCCACCTTAACACCAAGTCTCTGATGGTCAAAGGTGAAGTGCTTTTAAAACGGAACGACCCGTCCTGGGCTCCGCGTGTGATTTACGTGGGCAGCGATGAATATAATGTGCTAACTGGTCCTATCATGCACATATTCAACAAGCGCCTCAAATCCGCGTTAGACGAGTTCAAGTCCCCTCATGTTGAGGTCATGTTCGCTTACGGAGAACAGGACACCACCATCGCTGACTTCTTGGCCGGCCAACAAGTTTACGGTGAGGGTGATTTTAAAGCGAATGACAAAAGCCAATTGAGGGATGTTAGCTTGATCTTTGGGTACTGGCTTTCGCGTTGTGGAGTACCCCGATGGTTCCAAAAGTTTTATCTCGCCAATGCAGACACTTTCAAGGTTGTGTCTTATGAGTATGGAGTGTCCGCCGAACTTAAGTACCAGTTACCCACTGGTGCTACCGACACCACTGCTCGTAATACAGTCTGGAATCTCTGCCTGTGGTGGAGCTTCGTGACAAGGTATAAAATTTTTGGAACGCGTGTAGCTGTGCTCGGTGATGACATAGCTTATGGCAAAATGGGTACACAGATACCCCTCAACAAGTGGGTTTCCCACTGTGCTGATGGTGGCATGCAGTTGGTAGCTTCTTTCCGACGCTTCCTTCTTGATTTGACTTTTCTGTCCCGTTTCTTTTGTGTGAGGGGCGACCAGTGTTTTATGGTTCCACTGATTGGCAAGGCTTTGTGCCGTTTTAATGCTCGCGCTAACAGACGCGAAGATCTTTCAGATGCTGAATATATCGCTGGTAAGTCTCTCTCATATGCCTATGAGTTTAGACACATCGACTACATGCGTAACGCTTTCCTCCAACGGTTCCATTCCACTGGTGTAGATGCTGCCGTCTTACGGTTTTCTGATCTCACCTGGTTTTCAAGACAGAACATGAGTTCTCCTCGGGACTTGTTAAACCAGTTGGGCCGTATTGATGTCAGCCTCAGTGATGATGATTTCCTTGAAGTTATTATGGGAAAGTATGACATCGGACTCTACGACATGGACTATCTACGTGACAAACTGATACTTGATTCAACGGCCGCCGTCTTTTCTGACGAGCGCTACTACAACTTTGCACATGAGGTTGAGTAGGACGCCTATAGCTTGGTCCCCTTTAAGGACCCGGCGTGGGAGATGCTGGCGCCCACTACCTCGCTAGG